CGCGCCACCAAACAACCGCACAGGAGCACCCCATGCACCCCACCCCAACACTCGAAAGCATGATCACCGCCCTCTGCGACGGCACCCCCCGCATCCGCAAACTCGACGACGGCACCCCCACCGTCATCCAAGAAATGCCGCTCCTCGACCAACTCCGCATCGCCATCACCGACAGAAACGGAACAGGCCGCAGCGGCAAAAACAAAAACACCGGCGCAATCTGCAACCTCGACGCAATCGAACTCGAACACGACATCCGCAACCGCACCACCCAACACGCCACCACCCCCAACCCAACCCTCAAACAAGCCGTCCGAGAATGGGCAACCACCGAGAACAGAACCGTCGCAACCATCTACGCCGCAGACTGGACACGACGCATCCGAACCCTCAACCACACCACCGTCCACCTCCACAACACACCCTGCCCCCGATGCAAGAAAGCAACCTACACTCGACAACTCGACGACGGCACAACCAAAGTAGACGACGCGCTCGCAATCATCGTCCGTCCAGAGGAACAGCCCTCAACCCGAGTCATGACGTGCTGCGGAGCCTGTGGCTGGACTGAGACGGGCTTCGAAGCAATCAAGCGTCTTGCTCACTTGCAAGCTGGAGAATCTTTAGTAAAATAAAAGTTATCGGGCACAGCTGTGCCCGAAGCCCCCGGTAACCGTCAGGTGCCGGGGGCTTTGCTGTCCCTGGCATCCCCCATCGCACAGGAGATAACACATGGCTACGAACCTACGCAGTGGCAGAGACTACTGGCGACTCCGCCAGCGATTCTTTGAGCAGTGCGCCGCCGCCGGCACGCCGTGTTGGCTCTGTGGTCAGAGCATCGACTACTCACTGCCGTGGCGAGACGATGACGGGACAGTAAACGATGAAGCTTTCGAGCTCGACCATCTGCACCCCGTGTCTACCCACCCCGAGCTCGTCAAAGACCCCGCAAATTTCAGAGCCTCCCACAGAGAATGCAACCGAAACAGGGGTAACAAGAAAGCCATCAACAAGATTGGTATCCCGTCCCGCCGCTGGCACGTCTAGCCGTCCAGGGGTAGGGGGCGGTCAGAAAATAAACATCCCCCGCTGCGGAACATTCCTGGGGGCTCTCTTCCTCTCCCCCCGCCAAGATAACCGGGGGACGCGCGCGCGATTATAGCCCGTGTAAAAAGAAATGCGTTTATGTGTAAAGAAATGCGAGAAATTACATGCTCGATTTGGACGATGTAACCTCCCGCGTCTACCTGGCGCCGCTGGTCAAAGAAGCTATCGAAGAAGCAGAAGCTGCAGGCGTCATCAAGGACATGGACGTAGCCGCCAGCGCCCTCGCAATCGAATACGCACGCACCCTCGATGAGACCTGGGACGATTGCATCGAAAACGGAACCTGGGATGTCTGGCTCAAGTGCCTCAACATCGCCGGCCCTAACCTCAACCGCACCCTCACCGCACTGGGACTAACCCCTGTCTCCCGCGGCGAAATGGCAACCAAGGACGAAAAGGTGGATGTCGTCGATGCAATCCTCAGCAAGAGAAAGCGCCCCGCTTAAAGGCTCCACCGTCCCCCGCCTCTGGACTCGCCCACTGCGCAAGCTCACCCCCGAGACCAGCCTCGGATTCGAGGCCATTGAATTTGCTGAGCGTGCGCTAGGACGTACTCTCCACCCCTGGCAAAAGTGGTTCCTCGTTCATTCGATGGAGCTCTCCCCTGGCAGCTTCGTCTCAGATGACGTTCCTCAGTTCCGATTTGAGACCGTGCTCCTGCTCGTCGCCCGACAGAACGGCAAGAGCTACATCATGAGCACCCGCCTCCTGTGGCGCATGGTCGCCTGGGACGGCCCAGAAGAAGAACCGACCTTGGTTCTCGGCACAGCCCACAAGCTGTCTCTGGCAGAAGAAATTCTCGACCTCTCGCACACCGCGCTGAAGAACTCGCCTATCCGTGCTCGCCTCGCGCAGAAGAGCAACACCAACGGCAACAAGTTCATCAAGCTCACCAATGGCGCGCGGTACAAATGCGAGGCCGCCAGCGATGACGGCGGCCGCGGCCTCTCCGTCACCGACCTCGCCTTCGACGAACTCCGCCAGCAACGCGAATGGTCAGCATGGTCAGCAATGACCAACACGACCAACGCAATTACCTCCGCGCAGACAATCGCCGTATCCAACGCCGGCGAAGCGAAGTCCGAGGTGCTGCGGAGCCTGCGCGCAAAGGGCATCGAAGAAATCCAAGCATGGGAGACCGCGCAAGCGAAAGGCACGGAATACAGCCCTGCAGATCCTTCTCTCGCCCTGTTCGAATACAGCGCCCCAGACGACTGCGACATCTTCGACCGAAAAGCATGGGCAATGGCGAACCCATCGCTCGGCTACCCGCACGGCCCGAGCGAAGAAACCCTCGCCGCCCGCGCCGCCCTTGTCGGCAAGCCCGGCGAAGGCATGCCCGAGCACAAGTTCCGCACCGAGAACCTGTGCCAATGGGTCAACGTTGCAGAAGACTCCCTGTTCAAGGAAGAAGACCTCCTAGAGTGCCTCGACCCTGACAGTGAGCCAGCGCAAGAGTCACCCATCTATATCTCAGTCGACGTGTCAGATGACCGCAGGATGTCCACAATCTCACTCGCCGCATGGCGTGAAGACGGACTCCCCCATGTTGAGGTGCTAGCACAGCGCCCCAACACCGAATGGATCCCGGCGTTCCTCGCTGAGAAGCTCACCTTCGAACCTGCAGCAGTCATCATCCAGGGACGAGGTGCCCCAGCCTCGTCTCTCATCGACTACATCGAAGCCGCAGGCACCGCCGTACTCAAGTGTGAAGGCACCGCCCTCACCAATGCATACGCGCAGTTCTACGACAGAGTCATCGACCATTCGATTCGGTGGCGAGACCAGCCCGCGCTCACCCTGGCGCTGGGCGAAATCCAGGTCAAGAGCATGGGCGACGCCTTCGTTTTCAACCGCTCAAAGTCCCCAATCGACATCGCGCCTGCATGTGCCGCAGCTTTCGCGCTCTGGGGACTGACCTCTCAGAAAGCACCCGAAAAGAAGACCAGCGCATACGCCGGCGACTACGAAGACTGGTACACAGCAGATCAAACCGAGGATGGAGGTAAATGGTGGTAGCACAGAGTATCGGCCAGATTATCACTGAGGCCATCATCAACCGCCTCCCCAGGACTGCAGGCACGTTCCAAGGTCGCCCCGTAGAAATCTTCGTCAACAACGCTGAAGGGACCGACGGGTCAAACCCCGCCAACGCAACGCTGGCCGCTCTCTACCGCTACCAGCCCTACGTTCGTGCCGCCGTCGACTGGTACGCGAGGCATGTGGCTCAGATGGCTATCCACACCTTCGTTCGCGATGGGGAGCACCGAGAGCGGAACACTGACAATCTCGCGCATGAGCTCCTGTCTGGACAGCCGAACCCGTGGATGACAGGCTATGAGCTCATCTACGACCTCGTTGCGAATCTGACTCTGTACAACCGTGCTCACTGGTTTTTCCTACCCGGCGGTGACGGCACTCCAGAGATTCATCCCTTCCCCACCGCGTGGGTCACCCCCGTCTGGGACACCTGGGAGTCAATCTCTCACTATAAGGTTCAGCCACCTGGTAAGAGCTCAGCTGTAGAGATCCCAGCAGACAAATGCGTAACCTTCACCGGCTGGTCACCGACCCCCGGCAACTCATGGAGCGTCATCGACACCCTCCGCATGGTGCTCGAGGAAACCTACCACAGCCACCGCTATAGGATTCAGCTCTGGCGCCGCAGCGGACGAGCCGGCACCTACATCACCCGCCCGACCTCCGCCCCAGAATGGGACAACAATGCGCGCAGGCGATTCTACGCAATGTTCGAGGACTTCACCGGAGACCACGGCGCTCGCGCAGGCTCAACTCCTCTGCTAGAAGACGGCATGGAAATCAAATCCACGACCTTCAAATCTGCAGACGAGCAATGGGCAGAGTCAATCACCCTCAGCCTGCACACCGTAGCCCAGGTTTTCCAAATCCCCGCAGGGCTCCTCGGCGCAACCGACGGACTCAGCTACTCCAGCATGCGAGAAATGAACCGAGCAATCTTCAGCAACACGCTCGGCCCGCTCGTCCGCTCGATTGAAGACCGACTGAACACCTTCGTCCTGCCGCAGCTTGGCATCGACCGGAAGAAGTACTTCGTCGAATTCAACGTCCAGGAAATGCTCCGCGGCTCCATCGAAGACCAGGCGAACATCTTCTCCACCTCAACCGGCGGCCCCTGGATGACCCGAAACGAAGCCCGGCGGATCAACAACCTACCCCCCGTACCTGGCGGAGACGAGCTCATCACCCCCCTCAACGTCATCGTCGGCGGACAAACCTCGCCACAAGACGGAGGCTCCGCATACCAAGGCGGAGGAAAAGCTGCAGAACTCATCCGAGACAACCTCGAACGCGCCGAGCGAATCCACCAGGCACGAGGCAAGACCCCCATCAGCCGCCTCGAGAAGGAGCTCGCTGACGACCTCAAAAAGCACTCAGCCGCACCAGACCCCGCCGGCACCGCCCGCAACATCTACCAGCAGGTCGAGGCCCGCGGCGCTCCTCCGTACACAGACATTCAGGAAGAGACCAATGACAATCCACTATAAGGACGCCGCCCCCGGCGCTGTCTCCATCATCGAGGAATCAGAAGAGCGCAAGGGCATCTTCACCGGCTACGCCGCCGTCTTCGGCAACATCGACTCCGTCGGAGACCGAGTCATGCCGGGCGCCTTCGCAGAAACCCTCGCCAACGACTACCGTGCCGGCGGCGCAGGTATCCCCTGCTACTGGGGACACCGCCTCGACGACCCCGAAATGGTCATCGGCGAAACTCTCGCCGCCGTCGAAGACGAACGAGGCCTCAAGGTCACCGTCCAGCTCGACCTCGAGAACCCCAAGGCGGCAAAGGCCTACGAGCTCATCCGCAGGAAGCTCGTCAACCAGATGTCATTCGCATACGTCATCGGAGCCTGCACCGAAAACGCAGACGACAAGTGCACTGACCTGACCAAGCTCCGACTCTTCGAAGTCTCCCTCGTCCAGATCGGAGCAAACACAGAAACCGAACTTACTGACGTCAAGGCGTTCAAAGCCGGCCGCAAGATTTCCTCCTCAAACCTGGAAACCCTAAAGCGAGCTGTCGAACTCCTTGAATCAGTGATTGACGACGCCGAACCCGACGTCGAGAGTAGCGGCAAGGATCGTCTTAAGCCCAATCCCGAGGAGCCGGAAACGGCCAAGGGAAAGGAGGCCCCGGCTGACACACCGCGCACGCTCACGGCAGACGAACTAGCAGAGTACAAAGCATATTTCGCATAGAAAGGAGCCACCATGGCATCCATCAATGATCAGCTCGCATCCGTCAAGGCAGAAGCAGAAGAGCTGCTTGCCGCTGCCGCAAAGGGTGGAGCTGTAAACCGCGCCCGCCTCGAGGAACTCCGCCACGACATGGAGAACCTGAAGGCAGACCAGGACGCAGTCGCAGAAACCAACGCACTACTGAAGGCACTGGGCACCCCGCAGCCTGAGCCCCAGCCCGAACCCGCCGCTGAAAAGGGCTCCGTCAGCTTCGGCCGAGAGGTCGTCACCGCGCTCGCAAAGACCGGTGCCCTAGGCATGCTCAGCGCATCCCGCAAGGCAACCGCTGAGTTCATCAGCTCCAAGGCCGCCGGCGATGCCGTGACCACCACCAGCGCGGCTACCGGCACCGGCCTGCAGACCCTGCTGACCGACGTTGACAAGAACATCATCCCCGCGTACGTAGAGGGTCCGAGTATTGGTGCGTGGTTGTCCTCGGGCACCATCGACGGCAACTCCATTACCTTCTTCACCGGAAACGAATGGACTGCTGCATCTGGCCGCCCCGGCGGCGCGGCAGAGAACACGAAGCGTTCAGGTGTAACCCCGCCCCCGCTGACCTCTGTCAACATCTCGCTGAAGAATATTGCCGGCTGGCACATGATCACGAAGGAAATGGCAGAAGACCTGTCCTTCCTCGCCTCCGAAATCAACACCAACCTGCTCCAGCAGCTGGTTCGCGTGGAAGAGGAGCAGTTCCTCAGCGGTACCGGCACCGGCAACGACCTGACTGGCATCTTGACCACTGCAGGCATCCAGAGCGAGACCGCTGCGACTGCCGCAGACAACTTCGACGCAATTCTGCGCGCGCAGACCAAGATGCTCAAGGCAACAGGCCTGCGTGCAGACGGCCTGGTTATCCACCCCGACGACTACACCAAGCTCCGCCTGGTAAAGGACGGCAACGGCCAGTACCTGGGCGGCGGCGCTTTTACCGGTGCATACGGCGTTGGCGGCGTCCTCGTGGACCCGCCGATTTGGGGTATCCCCGTCATCCAGACCAACGCCATCCCCGCCGGCACCGCCCTCATCGGCCACAGCTCCGCAGCAACCGCATACCGCAAGGGCGGCCTGCGCGTTGCCGCGTCGAACGACGTCAACGACGATTTCCTCTACGGCCGCTTCCGCGTGCTGGCAGAGGAGCGCGTCGCCCTGGCAGTCAAGGCACCGAAGGCATTTGTCAAGATCACCCTGAAGTAAACACCTCATAGGAAAGGGGGAAATATGCCGCAGTACCCGTCCATCAACACGCAGCCGGTATCTCCCCGAGAAGCCGCTGAGGCCGCAGTCCGCGCCTGGTGCGGTTGGCATGTTTCCCCCGTCATCGAGGAAAAACTGACGCTCGATGGCAACGGTACCAACCGTTTTCCCCTCCCCTCGAACATGGTGCATGCCGTCAACGAACTGCTCGTT